CAAATACTGAAGAAGTAGCAGTTATGGCGTCAGCTCAGGTTGGTAAAACGGAATTTATGTTAAATATGGTTGGTTATCATATCGACTATGACCCATGTCCAATAATGTTCATGTTACCAAATAAAAAATTGATTCGTTATTTTTCAACAACAAGGCTTTCCACAATGATTGAAGCAAGTGAGGCTTTACGAGATAAAGTCTCCAAAAATGCTGGGAATACTATAGACGAAAAAACTTTCTTAGGTGGCTCAATTGCGATAGTCGGTGCAAATGCTGCCACTTCTTTATCCAGTAGACCAATCCGAATTTTACTATGTGACGAAGTGGACCGTTATCCAGTGTCGGCTGGTAAGGAAGGGGATCCAATAAATTTAGCAAAGATGCGTACAACAACCTTCCCTTCAAACAAAAAACTAGTCTATGTGTCAACGCCTCTAGATAAAGGTACATCTCGCATAGAGCAACTATATGAAGATAGCACAATGGAACAGTGGTCAATGGCTTGTCCATCATGTGATACTTACCAGCCAATCAAATGGGCACAAATAAAATTCGAGTATCGCAAAACTGAGGATAACGAATTTATTGTGGATGAAGTGAATCATGCATGTAGTGAATGTGGCTGCTTACATAGTGAACGTGAGTGGAAACGTACTGAAGGTAAGTGGGTTGCACAAAAGAAGCACTCTCATCGACGTGGTTTCCATCTGAATCAATTTTCGAGTCCATGGGTAACATGGGAAAAAATTGTCCGAGACTTTTTGGAAGCTAAACGAGATGGCCAAGAAAAATTAAAAACATGGGTCAATACCGTCCTTGGAGAATCGTGGGAAGAAAGTGGCACAAAAGTTGATGAGGAAATTCTGTTTGAGCGTCGTGAAAAATATGATGCTGAGGTACCTGAACAAGTTAAAGTACTTACTGCAGCTGTGGATGTTCAAGATGATCGCTTTGAAATTGAAGTAGTTGGATGGGGAGCTGGTCGTGAATCATGGGGAATTGAGTATTTTGTTTTATATGGTGACTTAAAGCGGGAAGAAACATGGCAGCAACTTGATTTGTGGCTTCAAAAACGATGGAGTAAAGCAAATGGTAAGCAGTTTGGCATTGCTTGCACTTGTATTGATAGTGGCGGTCATTATACGCAGGAGGTTTATCGTTTTACAAAAACACGTGAAGCCCGGCGGATTTATGCAATTAAGGGTATGAACATCGCAAAAGGTGAATATATGCCACTTTTAGCAGGTACATCGAGACCGAAGCCACTTAAAACACTACTTGTTCGGCTTGGTGTTAATGATGGCAAGGCACGTGTTATGTCGAGTTTGAAAGTAGAAGAGCCTGGACCAAACTATTGCCATTTCCCAAGAGGACAAGGTTATGAGCTAAATTATTTTCTTGGATTGACTGCCGAAAAGTTAGAGACTCGTCATGAAAAAGGTGTTCCGTATCAAACATGGGTGAAAATCCGTGCACGAAATGAACCCTTTGACTTGCGAGTATATAATACAGCTGCCATTGAAATTATTAATCCAAACTTTGAAAAAGAGTACTCAGGTACTTATAAAAAAAGAAAAAGAGTGAGGGGGTAACTAATGGCTATTACATTAGAGGAAGCACAGGAGAACCTAAACCTTTGGCTAGAAGCCGAGCGTACTATAGCCAATGCTCAAAGTTATACAATAGGTAGTCGAAGTTTAACAAAAGCTAATTTAACAGAAGTCGCTAAACGAATCACCTATTGGGAAAATAAAGTTGCTGAACTTGAAATGGCTAATAAGGGTAAGCGGATGCGAAGAACAAAACAATTTATTCCATGGGATTGTTAAAAGGTAGGTGAGAGTAGTGAATATATTTAAACAAGGTGTAAAGATAGTTAAAAATTTAGTAAGTAGTAAAAGAGAGAACGGTACCTTAAAAAATGAACCTGTAAATTCTAGCGGCTACGGCAATCATGCAGCAAGTGGTTCAAAACGTTCTGTCGTAGGTTGGATTAGTTCTTTGAGTGATCCAATTGATGATATAGAGCGCAATGTTGAAATGATGCGTGAACGTTCCAGAGATTTATATATGGGTGCACCTATCGCTAGTGGATCATTAAAATCCATAGTAACTAACGTCGTCGGTTATGAGCTGAAATTAAATGCTCAAATTGATGGCGATTTTTTAGGCCTTTCACAAGAAGAAGCAGAAGCCCTTGAGGATAAAATTGAACGAGAATTTGAATATTGGGCGGATTCAAAGAATTGTGATGCGAATCGTATGTGTGACTTTGGTCAATTGCAACAATTGGCACTTTTATCGACATTAGCTTCAGGAGATTGTTTTGCGATTTTACCTTATAAAAAAAGGGATGGGTCATTGTATGAACTTACAGTGAAATTAATTGAAGCTGATAGAGTTTGTAATCCAGTGATCAATACATTTTATGAAGAACGGTTAATCAATGGCGTAGAGTTAGATTCAACAGGGGAAGTTATTGCCTATCACATTGCGGATAAACATCCAAATAGCTCTTTGACTGGTCCAAATGATTGGAAACGAGTTGAAAAGTATGGAAAGCTCTCTGGACGTTTAAAT